AAAGAAAAATGCGTGTATCTTTTATATGGGTTCACTCGAGAGTGATTATCTGACCGTTCCAGGACAGCTTTTTGCGTGCGTGTCGTTTGTCGGCCCAGATCTGCCCCAGAAGAATGAGCAGCTGGGCCTGAAGATCCGCGGCTGCTTCCCGACCCGTGACGAGGCTGGTGCCCACGCCAAGCGCCTCCAGAAGGATGACGCCCTGGTTGACATTTACGTCGTGGACATGTACAAGTGGCTTCTGATTCCTCCAAAGCGTGATGAGATTGAGGACGTTCACTACCAGAACGACAAGCTCGAGGAGATTATGGTCAACTACCGCAAGAGTCAGCAGTCTGCGGCGGCCATGTTCGAGAAGCGTAAGCGTGATATGATGGCCACGCCCATCGAGGGGTCCGAGACTCCTTACATCACGCCAGGTGACGAGAACAGCAAGTACTACACCAAGCCAGACGTTCCACCGATTCCTCACCCGGCGGATCTGCTCGAGGATCTGAAGAAGGCGTTCCCCGAGGCTTCCATGGAGGAGCTGGTGGCCAAGGCGGACATTCGCGTGGCTGCCGAGGTTATGAAGCGCAAGGAGGCGCAGGACGCGGTCGACAAAGAGGCCGCGGATCGTGCGGCGGAGACCAAAGCACCAATCATCGAAGAGGAGGAGGTTCCTGACGCCGCCTAAAAATATTCACAAATAGTAATAATGATTTTTAAATTGATTGCGGTCGTGGTGGTCCTAGTCCTCTTGTACATGGCGTACAAGCGGTTCCCACCGGCGCCCGCAAGAATATCTCAAACTGTTGCCGCTCATGACAATCAGTTTGATGTATTCAGAGATATGGAACCAGCCGATCAGACTCGTGAGAATCCTTGGCTGGGTTTTCTTCAGGAGGATGTCCGTGTGAAACGCACGGGTCCTATTGGGGAGTTTATTGGAGCGGATTCCAGTGCTGGAAACGCTGTACTTTACGCCGTAACCTAGGGACGCCCCTGAACAACAATAGGACGCATACTGACTATCAAAACGCCGATGACGATGCCGAGAAGAATAAGACCTACAGGGTTTGTATTTTTTAGAAACTCGAGGGGGTCCTTTTGGGGAGTCTCGAGGTCGCGTTGAAACATGGGGCGTGGCTGTTCCTGAACCGGCCAATCACTTTCGGACGGCGGTCCGTTTCTTGACTGGGACGGCTGGTCGCTTTTTGACAGGAACGGCAGGTTCTCCATGGTCGTCACTATCTGAATCGTCACTCTCGCTTTTATCTGGCACGACAAAGCCGTCTAAATTTCCATCTTCATCAGCGTCAGAGTCCCCGTCCGTGTCCTCTTCTGAAAAGTCACCCTCCTCTCCGTCCGTCTTGATGTCCGACTCGTCTGAATCGTAATCGTCCTCACCGTAATCATCCTCAACCTGCTCGACGGGCTCGTAACGCACTGGAGGCTTGCTGACGCGTCCTGAACGCGTGCGAGGCTCAGGTGTCGGCGCGGAGTCTGGGGAAGGGGCCTTCTGGCCGGACATCTGGGTAATCTACGAGTGATTCGTTTAAGTACTTTGGGAAGAACTGAATGCCCTTGGCGTTGGCGTGCTCGTTAATCATAAATTCGCCTTCGTAGCCTAGTTCCTTGGCGATGGTGTCGAGCGTCTCCTGGTATTCGGCATCGTCTGCGCGTCTTATTCCGAGCGCCAAGTCCCTGATGTTTTCCACGGCGCCGTACAAAGCCTTGGCCGATTCGTCAAGTTGGTCCGTCGAAACCAACTGTTCGAACTCTTGGAGATTGGTCAAAAATCTTTCCCAGCTCTTTGGGTCCAGACCCGAATACGCGTGGACCCTCTCTTTGTACTTCTTGAAACGTGCGACGGGACCCATCGGAAAGAAAATCCATAAGAAAACTACAAGAAGGACTACCCACAATAGCAACTTCATTGAGTTGCTCTACTATTGATGGAGGAAGAATATGTTCACGACCCCTGAACTCACGGCACTCTTCGTCAAAGCATCGCTGAGAGACGCGTCCTGACCGCATGGAAAACCATACGTGATTCGACTTGTGTTCCTTCTGGACCCGCTCACAGTACTTGGAGTCGCTCTGAGCGAACCAGCCGTCGTGGTCGTGTCGCTGGACCTTCTTGATGTGCGTCCGGCTCTGCCCCTCGAGTACGCGCCTGATGTACTCTTGGAGAGGCCCACTGTTCTCGAGAGCCTCATGGGGTGGAGGGCCGTCCCCGTCGTCCGTACGCACGGCAAAGAGCGTGAGGGTCTCGACGTTCGGCTCCTTGGCGAACGGGGTGGCCTCCAGTAAGTCCCTCCACGGAATGTATGGATCACCGGTGGGTTTCTTATGGGACCAAAGCATACGAAGTCCAGAGCCTCCATAGACGGACGCATCTATGATACGGTCCCAATCGAAGGCCAAGTACTCTGTGAGTTTTAAAATAATTTTGGTTCTAAATTGAAGAGCCTGATTTCTGGTGACGACAAGGTCTGGCCAGTGGACATGAACCCCTGATTTAATAAGCCCCTCACCGACGGGTCGGGGCCTGGCCCGAGCGATGAGGCACCTCGAGGTCTGATCAATGGCATCATGAATTATAGAACAAAATTGTAAAAGATCTTCATCCTTCAATTTCTCATGAGACTTGTAATCAAGGTCCACGAAAAACTTGAACCGATCAGTCTTTTGTTCGACGACGTACAATTTAGTACCTGATTTAATCGCATCCACACAGGATTGGTAAAATTCCTGGATTTCCTCTGTGGGTACGAACAGCATTCCTCCGGACATGAGGACATGGGTGGCTGGACCTGTCGGCACACGCCATTTATCTATTGACATTATCAATTAAGCACCTAAATTCTCTAAGACTCATCTTCACTGGAAGAATCCAAGAGCCATGAAAGGATGTGTTTCTGTCTTGGAGGCTTTTTTGGGGGTTCCGTTTTTTCAGAAGGCGCTGCTGTTGTCTCAGCCTGCGGGGCCGACTCTTTCAGAGTCTCGGCCTCCTGCTCGAGTTTTTCAATTTCATAACACAATTTGCGAAGGGACATGTCCTGTGCAAGTTGTTTAGGGTCTTCACCCTGACCACGCATGGTGGCCAGGATGGTGGCGAACTCGATTTTGGACCGGGTCATCCTATAGTAAGTGCGTAGCACTTATTTGGCCGTGCGTAGCGCGGCCAATCGAGAGTTTTGAAAAAGGTTCCTTCGGAACTGGCGTCTCTCAGACCCTCAAATTAAAAGGAATCTTGGCCTGATTAAGAGCCTGCTGGAATTCAGGGTTGCCCAAGACGTGTTGACGTATCATGGGCCACAAGTTTGGCAATTTTGAAATAAAATCCAGATTCTCAAATTTACAGTCGTCATTCTCGTCATAATTCTTGCGGAAGGGTACAGAGTTGGCATCCATCTTGCCCATTTCCTCCGTGAACCGTTTGACGATGTGCCGTTGTTCCACGGGGGTCATTTGCATGTTAAATACATAGACGTGGTAGTGGTTCAGGACATCCACACCGTCTTCCACGTCCCGAGCCTCGGGCGTGTCGGTCGAAAACTTGAAGTAGGCGTAAGAGCCGCGCTTCAGGTTTATGATACCGCGTGTTTCTTCTTCGAGTTCACGAACGGCACACCGAAGTGGGTTGTAAATCTCGCGTCGGCGACACCCGCCTGTGACAAAAGTCCATTCACGGTACCTTCTGTCGTGCACGATGAGAAAGTGTGGAACATCATTCACTAGGCTGACGGGTATTGCGATTGCTTTGTGTCTCTCTCGAGGGCCTCGGGGACTTGACATCACCCTCTGATATTTCCGTATCAAAAAAGTCACGGAGATTTCCCGTACGTGGGCTGTACGTGATCAAAAATAAGAGGCCTATGATCAAGACCCAATGCCAGAGTTGCATGAAGACCGAGACTGATATATATATTTTTAAAAAATGACCTGAAAAATCAGGAGCTATAGAGGACTGAAGCCAAACCGTTCTGGATGCGCAGAACGTTGAATCCAACGGCGTACAGGTACGTGCTCTTGATGAGGGCGCCGATGGTGATGGTAGGGGGCACGACGATGCGGTACGTGTCCAGACGGGAGAAGTTCAGGGTGCCGGTGGGCTGGAGCTTGGAGGTGTCGAGGCAGTAGCTGATCATGCCCACGTTGGCGGTACCGGCATTGACGCCGTTGGGCAGGTAGCCGAAGGGCGTGTTGTAATACTGGGGCAGCTCCACAAAGGCGGGCAGGTGACGGAACTCACCGACGTCCGTGCCGTTCACCTGGGTCTTGAGCATGTGATCCTTGACCAGAGCCGAGTTGACGCCCAGAGCGCCATACGCCTGGGAGTAGTTGTTGCTCGTGAATGCGATGAACTTGACTGGCTGAGCCAGAGCCAGCTCCTGCATCGTCTCGGAGCCCATAACGATCGTGCGCTGGACCTGGGTGATCAGCATATCCTGGGGCGTGTTGGCGAAGAAATCACGCTCGGTCTGGTCCAGGTACGTGAAGTTGGTCCAGCAGATGTACTGCAGCTTGTTGTAGTTGGTGGCACCGGCCGCGGCATCGAAGCCGGTCGAGGCCGCCAGGTCAGCAGACCAGGTGATGCGCAGCTCAACGTCGTGGAACTGCAGAGCCACCAGGGGCAGGGACACGGACCAGTCCTTGTTGAAGAAAAACTTCAGGGGGTAAAAGCCGGTCACAGAGTTGGTGGGATCCTCGTTGTCACCGGTATTGCCGATCAGCAGACGCTGGCTGTAGTTCTGGGCGCCAGTCACGGGCTCGATCTGGGTCGAATACACAACGTCCTGGGTATCGATAACCTGACCGCCGATCATGAACTCGATCTTGTCGATAACCTTGGACCAGTCGACGATGGTGCACATTGAGCCGTTGCCGTCACGGGCAGCCAGGTACACGTAGTTGATCAGGTCACCCTTCTTCTCGAAACGGACGGTGGAGATGCCGCCGGCGATGGGGGCGCCCTGAATCACCTGACGCTCCACCGTGTTGGCATAGTG